ATTTCCTAATTAAAATTTTTTTTTTGGAATTTTTTTTCTAGCTTTGCAATATGGAAAATCAAACTACATGTCAGAAACCAGAATGCCAATGTTGTAAAGGAGCAGAAGTTTGCCCAAACGACGATTGCACTTGCAATCATATAGGTTTTGATGCATGGATTGAGGACATGGAAGATGGCGATCAGCCAGAAGCATGTACTATAGATGATCCAGACTGCGAGAATTGCGGCAGTTAGAGACACGCTTTGCGTATCACCCCAGAGGGCCGAGAGGTAGTTATGGGGTCAGAAGTTGGATTGTAGATCCTAAATAAGGATTAGAGTTTTCTCCAATAGTCTCGGAAAGGAAGGATATAGCCTCTAGGTTGGACACATGTCACATAAGTAGGTGTGGTGAATTAACACTAGTTTTAGTGTCCATGGGTCTCCGGTAGCGCCGGAAGCACTACTAGATAGGTAAAATTCCAACTGAAATAGGGTGCCTAAAGGGGGAACCTGTATCTAGTCGTGAAATCTTAAAAACTTACTTACATGAAATACTTACTTATCACTACACTAGCTGTAATGCTAGCTTGGGAACCTATAATCAAGAAAGACAAGATTATGCATTTCGGGGTGGGCTATATCTCTGCACATGCTGCAACTAATATCCTGCCTGAATATACAGATAACAAAAAGATTATTAAGTATGGCCCGTTTGTAGCTTGCTTAGTTCTTGGGGTTACTAAGGAACTTGTAGATAAGTACGACTCAGATCCTAAATCTACCTTTGAATGGGCAGATATAGCCTACACAGCTGGAGGAGGCATAACTTTTTTCACTATTTCCTTGGATTTGTAAACAATTTTATTATAACTTTGCATTATTAACCAAATTATAGAAATAATGGCAAAGGAATTTACATTTCAACCCTTCGGAGCGTGGATAGTTGTACCACGTCCAGACTCAAAAACTACAGAGTCAGGAATTATCTTAGATGATGCAACTGCAAAAGCATTACAAACAAACATAGTAGAAGTATTAGCGGTAGGACCACAGGTTAATCAGTGTAAAGCTGGTGACAAGATTATGGTAGACCCAAATACAGAGGCTATGCTTATCCATATTGATGAGGTACAGTACTTGTTTGTTAGTGAATTCCAAGTATTAGGTAAGTTTTAATGAAGATCCCTGGTACAGTTACTATAAATCTAGATGATTACTTAGAATTAGTAGAACATACTAAGAAAGTTAGTAATCTAAAAGCTAATACGTCTAGAGCTGCAAAAGAAATGTCTGTATTTCTATCATTTCTATGCAGTAGAGAAGATATAGCAACTTATATAGAAGAATTTAACAGGCAGTCTACTACTTCTAAGATAATACTAGAAGGATCAAGAGCTACCATAGAATTTACAGATGATAAGAACGAAATTTCAGACGAGTAGTTGGGAAGAACTATTTGCATTGTATAATGAATTTGAAACAAAGTTAGACATGTGGACAGAAGATAATATAAATTGTACATACGACATACAAGTTCTAATAGGAGATCATGAATACACATTAATTGTAACAGTAACTGATGAGACAGACGAAGAGACCGAATAAGAAAAGAATATATATAGATGGTGGAACATTAAAAGTTGACTACCGTGTATATGAGCTCTTACGAGAGCAAACTCTAAAAATTCAACAATATGAAGCTATTATGGCTGCATATCTAAAAGAAAAAGGAGAACAAGAACCAAATGGAACAGAAAATAACGATTAACGTAAACTCTACACACAAGTACTTGCAACTTTGGAATGGGATATTTAATCTTACTTCTACAGAGCTAAGAGTGTTATCTGCATTAGTAGATACAGCTATTACACTGGAGGAAGAAAACATTTGTGCAGTAAAAGTTAAGAAGCAGGCAGCTCGATTAGTAGGGCAAGCAGACTTTAATACTTTGAACAACTATGTAAAGAAGATCAAAGACAAAGGAGCTTTGAGATTAAGCAATAGAAAGTATACCCTGAACAGATTGTTAGATTTAAGTACTAAGAAAGTAGAAGTAAATATTAACTGGAATGAGTAAAAAGAAACTACCTAGCATATGGGACATGACTAAAAGTTTTAGTAAAGATCTTGCTAAGTATGTGGCTGAAGGCGCACCCAATGTATCAAATCAAGATTATATAGAAAGATTATCTGATTGCAATAGTTGTGAGCATATAATAAGAGATAAAATGAGATGTGGTAAGTGTGGATGTCTGATAGAGCATAAAGCAAAATGGAAAACTACTACATGTCCAATAAACAAATGGAAACCGCAAGATGACAAAATCCAAAAAGGAGATAATACAGATACTAGCGACAAAGCATAGTTTACCTTTAGAAAAAGTAGAAGCAATAGTCACAAGTCAGTTTAAATATGTTGCAAAGATAATGTCAGATGGAGCTTTTGACGCAGTGCGGTTACCTTATTTTGGTAAGTTTCACTCAAAACCATCTAGAAGAAAAAATATAAATAAGAATGGAGTTACTAGAGATAGTTGATAACGTAGCAGTACCCTCTCCTTACACACTAACGATTGTAGAGTTTAAGGATTTGGACACAAAAGAACTTGCATACATATTTTTTATGCATGATCATAGATCCCCCTATGCTGTGTATGATATATCTCAAAGGCATGACGAAGTTGTACTAGGATTATACGGTAAAACAAAATGGAAAGCTAGTAATAAAGTTCTTGCAGCGTGTGATAAATATAGAGAGCTAAAAGAAACTTCTGCAGTTAAGTTGCTTAAGTCTGCTAGGTCATCTGTAGTTAAACTAGAAAAGTATTTTGAGTCGGTGGATTTAACACTAATGGATGATAACGGCAGACCAATCTTCCATGCAAAAGACTTAGTTGCTAACCTTTCTAAGATGGGAGATGTAGTAGATGGGCTCTCAAAACTAGAGGAACAGGTTAGAAAACAAGAACAAATTAACACAAATACACGCGGAGGAGTTGTAGTTAACAAATATAGTTCGTAAATTAGGCACCATGGATTTTTTAGAAGATTTAGAAGATTACAATAGTGCAATGGATAACGCGTATAATTTTGTGACTAAGAAAATAACGCTCGATGATATATTTGAGGCAGCAGAAAGTGAAGGAGAGCTAGTAAGCTTTTACTTACCTTTTGACCCTTTAGATAGTGATGGTAGAGATGAAGGAACTTTAGATTTACTTATAGAGCATTTTACAGAAATAGAAGAATACGAAAAATGTCAGGAATTAGTGAACATAAAGACCAAGTTTTTAAAGACACAAAAGGACTAGCTCCAGCAGCTAATTCGTATATAAAAAACGGTTACTATACAAACGCACTCCCCGGTACAAAACCTTACTATGAGTACTGGGACGAAGAAAGAGAAAGATGCCTGTACGGATATACTCATAATGGAGTAACTATTACAGGTAATCACTATTTCTATCTTAACTATTGCCCGATTGACAGATCTGTTGATCAGGAATTACCAGATGGTACAATTATAGCTCGAAGAGAGCGTACATTCCCAGCATTTTACGATGGAGATTGGAAGTACTTTACTGCAATAGACAATTGTAGAAAGCAGAATAAACATATGACAGTATTAAAAGCACGTCGTAAGGGATATTCTTACAAAGCTGCTGCAATGCTTGCTAGAAACTATTTTCATTTACGTAATAGTAAGAATTATGTATTTGCAGGACAGAAAGAATACTTGATTGGGGACGGTCTACTGTCTAAAGCTTGGGATATTCTATCATTTGTAGATGACAATACCGCATGGACACAACCTAGACTTAGAGATAGGGAGATGCACAAACAATCTGGATATAAGAAGAATGTTAACGGAGCGTTGGTAGAAATGGGGATGAAGTCACAGATTATAGGTGTATCTCTTAAAGATGATCCGGATAAAGTAAGGGGTAAGGCTGGTGAGCTTATATTTTTTGAGGAGGCAGGATCATTTCCAGGATTATTAAAAGCATGGGAGGTTGCTATGCCAACAATGCGCCAAGGTAGTAAGACTTTAGGTACGATGGTAGCATTTGGTACAGGTGGTACAGAAGGAGCAGACTTTGCAGGTATGGAAGAGATATTTTACAATCCTGAGTCTTATGATTGCCTAGCTTTTGAGAATATATGGGATGATGGAGCACTAGGATCTGTATGCGGACACTTTGTTCCTATATATGAAAACTTAGAAGGGTTTATAGATGATGATGGTAACTCTTCTGTAGAAGAAGCTAAAGAATTTGAAGAGGGTAATAGAAATAAAAAGAAAGGTACTAACGATCCAAAAGCATATGATCAATACATAGCTGAGCATCCTACATGTCCTGCTGAAGCTACACTACAAGTAGCAGGTAACCTGTTTGACATAGCATCTTTACAAGAACAATACAATAAAGTAAAAGCTAACAAGCTACATGCAATAGGTACAGCAGGATCTTTGTATTATGGTGAAAGTAATCATATAAAATTTAGACCTGATGGGGATGCAAGACCTATTATGAGATACCCACACCGTAAAGAAGATAATTTAGAAGGGGCAGTAGTTGTATATGAAGGTCCTTTTAAAAATCAACAGAATCAGACGCCTCATAACATGTATGTATTATGTCATGACCCCTATGGACAGAATCAATCTGCAGATGCTAGCTCGTTAGGAGCTGCGTATGTAATAAAACGTATGAATAATATATCTAAGCCTGATGATATGATAGTAGCTAGTTATGTAGGCAGGCCGCACTCTCAAGACGAATATAATAGAAATCTATTTATGTTATCAGATTATTATAATGCTAAGATAGGATTTGAGAATGACCGTGGTGCTGTAATACAATACGCAAGACAGCACAGAAAGTTACACAGATTACAAGAGGAGTTTGAGATGCTGGATAAAAAAGATTTACGTTCTAAAAATGTAAAGAGGCAGTATGGTATGCATACTACAGAAGCTCGTAAAAGACAGGGCGAGTTATACATACGAGACTGGCTAAATGCAGTTAGATCTGTAGATGAGGATGGTAAAACTACACTTAATCTGAACAAGATATATGACATGGCATTACTTCAAGAGCTTATAAAGTTTAATCACAAAGGTAACTTTGACCGCGTAATGGCACTTATGATAGGTATGTATCATACGCGCGAGCTTTATAATGCAGAGGTAAAAGAAATACTAGAAGATAATTCTGCCAACGATTGGTTTGATCAGAACTATCGCTAGTGTTATATATGTAAAGAAATGTGTAAAAACTATACACATAATAAAAAATCAGATAAAAAAACTTAATTTTGCATACATATGTATTTAGGGGGAGACAAAATACCGCAGCAAAAGCTGCCTTTATCAAAGAAAAATAAGAAGTGGAGAGAAAGCTGTGTAGAAGCCTACATAGATCTTTCTAATCAAGGGGTCAACCAAAGAAAGGATGACCTTAAACGCTTATATGATTATTACAACGGTGTAATTTATGAGGATGACTATCGTTACGTTACACATCCTTACGGCAAGAGTCGTAACAATTTTCCCTCTAAAATGCGTAACTATCCTATTATCAAACCTATCATTGATCTCCTCTTGGGTGAAAAGTCTAAACGACCTCTGAATTACACCGTTACCGTACAGAATGGAGATGCAGTTAGTCAGAAAGAGCAAGCAAAGCAAGAAGCTATCTACCAGAATATTCAGATGCAATTCTTACAGTCTCTTAAACAAACTAACCCAGAACTATTACAACAGATAGAAACACCAGAGGATATACCTCTCCCAAAACAAATAGCAGATCAGTTTGAAAATAGTTATGTAGATAACAGAGCTATTAAGGGACAACATGCTTTAACATACATTATGCAATCTGAAGAAGTGTATGATAAACTACAAAAAGCATGGTTTCATTTCCTAGTATCAGGAGAAGTATACACGCACAGAGGTGTTAGAAACAAAGAGCCTTTTTATGATATTCTAAATCCTATTGATGTAGACTATGATAAAGATCCAGACATAGAGTTTGTAGAAGATGGGGACTGGGCTTTAGTTAGGAAATATGTACATGCATCTACAGTAATAGATTCTTTTTATGAGTCATTAACTGAAGAACAAGTTTTAGAATTGGAGGAGCCTAGACAATCAGATCCAGAATCTTACTTATTATACAGACAATCTCGTGCAGGCTCTGATCCAAATACATACAGAAACAGACTAATAGAAGTTGTAAATGTATATTGGAAGTCAAGAAAAAGAGTAGGCTTTTTAGAATACATGGACCCAGAGACAGGATCTATGGAAGAGATGGAGGTTGATGAAACCTTTAGATTACCTAAAGAAATGAAAGAGCAAGGTGCTAAAGTAACTTATCTTTGGGTCAACGAGGTATGGGAAGGTACTAGAATTGATGGTAGAATGTATGTTAACATTAATCCTGTAGCTAACCAAAGATTATCTTTAGACAATGTTTCTACATGTAAACTCCCTATAAACGGTAGAAAGTATTCTGATATAAACGCTGACAATATCTCTTTAGTATCTCTTGGTATACCTTACCAGTTGAATTACAACATTTACAAGTACAGATTAGAGTTAGCTATAGCAAGAAGTAAAGATATTATAGCTCAATTTGACATTAACCTTATTCCTAAGAAGTGGGATATGGACAAGTTTATGTATTATGTAGAAGGTACAGGTATTGCTTGGGTAGATTATAATAAAGAAGGTATACAGCTAAATCCACAGCATCAATCTGTATTAGATATGTCAATTAAGACTATACAACAGTATGTAGCGTTGTTAGAGTCAATACTAAACGAATGGGAAAAATTATCTGGTGTATCTAGACAAAGACAAGGTACTATTGGGGCATACGAAGGTAAAGCTAGTTCGCAACAAGCTATTGTACAGTCATCACATATTACAGAAGATTTATTTAGAAAGTTTGGTCGACTAGAGCAAAGAGATTTACAAGCACTTGTTGATTATTCTAAAGAAGCATGGCTTACAGGTAAACAAGGAATGTTTGTTATGCCTGATGGTACTACAGACTTTTTAGATTTAGATAGCATGCAGCACATGGAATCTAACTATGGTATCTTTGTATCTGACTCAGGTAAAGACATTGAAAGACTAGATCAGATGAAACAACTTGCACAGGCTATGATGCAGAATGGTTCTAAAGGATCTACAATTGCAGAAGTGTTAGAATCAGAAAGCTTTACTCAAATAAAAGGTAAATTAAAAGCTGCAGAAAAAGCACAAGAAGAATTAGAACAGGCTCAACAGCAAGCTGAACAGCAACAAGCTCAACAACAAATGCAAATGGAGCAAGCAAAAGCAGAACAGGAGCTGATTGAAAATGAAAAAGACAGACAAAAAGATATTGAGATTGCTTTGATTGGGGCAGAGTCTAGAAAGAATCCTGAAGCAGATGCATTTAATATGCAGAAGATGATGGCAGACTTTGAGATGAGACAGAAGGAACTTAGTGTTAGAGAGCGTGAATTAGAGGCTAGAATAGCTGATGACGCAGAAAAAAGAAGCATAGACAGAGAAAAAAATAAGGATAAGTGATATATAGTAAAGACATATCCAAAAACATATGTATGTGTACCAAGACCTACATATTTAACTATTTTTGTAAAAACTAATTATATAGATTATGAACCCAGAAGAAGAAAACATTGGACTAGACGACATCTCATTTGACGATGTTATTAGTGGCGGGTCAGAAAGCACAGAGGTTGCAGAAGACTTAGCAATAGACACACCAGAAGCAACTGACGAAGAGTTAGATGCGGATGCAGAAGGATTAGCAGAATCTGAAAAAGTAGAAGAAGAGGAACTAGAGGAAGAAGACTTTGAAGAGGATGAAGAGGATGACTACGAAGAAGAAGAGGAAGAAGATGAAGATCGAGAGCCTGTAGAATCTACAGTAGTCGCAGAGATCTTAGACAAATTGGGATATGAAACTGAAGAAGAGTATGATGATACTCCTGAAGGTTTGTTAGCAATGACTCAAGATATAGGAAAGCAAATGGCAGAAGATCAATTAGATCAATTGTTTGAAAACTTTCCTCTTGTTAAAAACCATTTAGAATACGTTTTGAATGGGGGAGAGTCAACAGAGTTTATGAAAGCTTATGATCCTCAACTAGATTACAACCAGATAGAGTTGGTTGAAGATGATACAAGAAGTCAAAAGGGCGTATTGGCAGATTATTTTGCAACAAAAGGCCACGATAACGAATTTATTAATGAGTTATTGACTGATTACGAAGACACTGGTAAATTATATCAGAAAGCTGAAGCTGCTAGAAGAGCATTAGGTAAAATGCAAGAGCAATCTAGACAGCAATTAGTTGCTTCTCAAAAAGAGCAGAAAGAGCAACAAGAAATTCAGCAACAAGAGTTTTGGAATGGTGTGTATGAGACTATTGAAAGTAACAATGAGTTCGCAGGTATCACAGTTCCAAATAGAGAGAAGTCAAAGTTTTTTGACTATATCTCGACACCTGTGACTAAAGATGGTCGCACACAGCGAGATTTAGATCATGCTGAAGCAGAGATGGAAACTAAACTTGCAATTGATTATTTGATGTACAAGGGTTTTGATTTACAAAAACTTGTAGAAAAGAAAGCTAGAACGTCAAATGCAAAATCATTGAAAGAAAGAATTTCTAGAAATGAAGAAAGAGTTAAAAGCGCACGAGGACGTCAAAGACGTAAGAGTAAGCAAGTAGACTTGGATGATTTAGATCTTAACTTTTAATTAAAAATGGCAATTTTAAAATGCAACTTAACTTTATAAAAATTAGATAATTATGCCACAATTGAATGGAACGAACATTAGCGTTCAAAAGACGTTTTATAATGATTCGCAGATGACAGACATGAACAGTCTGGCAAATGCATTATTGTCTAAGCCAACTGAACTTTCTCCGATTATCACGCATCTAGCGGGTAAAGATGATAAAAGATTCCCACTATCTTTCTTAACAGAAGGAGCTGGTAATGTTCAATCAATCGACCGTTTAGAGTATGAATATCGTGTGGCTACCCACAAATTGAGAACACGTCCAGTGGCTGTGACAAATGCAGGAGCAAATTTAGGACAGGGAGGATCAACTTTCACGTTAGTATTCCCTGATAAACGATTTATATTTCCTTACGTATTAGTAAACTCAAAAGGTGAACTAGCACGTATCATGAAAGAGCCAGTACCTTATGTAGGTGGTTCAGGATGGGAGTATACATTACAATTAGTAAACCCAGCAGCAGCTACAGTATTAACTTCAGGTTATACTGCAGGTGATCTTTGGGCTCAGTTGTATGCACCAGTAGGTGTTGACTTCTCAAGAGGTAACGCTTCTAACTGGCAAGCTCCAGGAAAAGTTCGTAACAAAATCACAACAGTACGTAAATCTTACCACATGTCAGGACATGCAAAAGATTTCGTTGCAGAATTCTCTTTACCTACTAAAGGTGGTGGTTCTACAAAACTTTGGATGGATTACGAAGAGTACCAACACATGCTTGACTTTAAAGAAGAGTGTGAAATGTACTACTGGTACGGACAAAAAACTTATGATGCAAACGGTAACACGTTTATGAAAGATGAGAATGGACAGCCTGTTATTGTAGGTCCTGGTTTATTCGAGCAAATCGTAAACACTGATACTTACTCAACTATGACTGAGACTAAGTTGAAAAACATCATTGGTGATTTATTCTACCAAATGACAGACGCTAACCAGAAGCAAATTACTTTGTATACTGGTACTGGTGGCGCAAGAGAGTTTGATGAAGCTCTAAAATCACACTTTGCAGGTAACACCTTCAAAGTAGGTGGTGAAAACAGATTCATCACAGGTAGCGGACGTAACTTAGGATTGACTGGTTACTTCACTACATACGAGCACGTAGATGGTCATGTAATCAATGTGGTAAAATTACCATTATTTGATCACGGTCCAGTTGCACAAGCTCGTGGAAAGCACCCTGTTACTGGTTACTCGTTAGAGTCTTACCGTATGGTATTTGTTGACCAGTCTAACTATGACGGACAAGCTAATCTTACTATGATCTCTAAGAAAGGTCGTGAGATGATGCGTTGGTGTGTTGCTGGCTCTGTAGTTCCTAGAGGTTTCTCTGGCTCAGATGCAAGAGCATCAGACGTTGACGGTGCGAGCGTACACATGTTGAAAACAGCGGGTATCTGCTTACGTAGATTTGATACTTCGTTGGATATTCAGTGTATCGCTTCTTAAATTTGGCGTGCATTCGCAAGTCTATATATTGGTTTTTGGTTAAGGTCGTGGGGGGTAACACCCCCACATCCTTACTTTAAAAATATTGGAGAGTTATACTTTACATCCACTAATTAACACTTTAAAAGTACTGTATTATGAGTAAAAAAGTTTATTTAAGGGCTAAGCCGATTAATAATCACTTACCTAAAGAAATTAACGCCAGCGCTGTTAGGAAACTAAGTAGCGTATATGTCAACAGACAACCACTTAAACCTTTTAATTCGGAAGATGAAAAAAGATATTTGGACGGAATGTTAGACGTAGATCCCGCTCACATGGAGTGGCCAAAGCACACCAAAAAATTCTGGGCAGAATTTACTGTCGCAGTAGGCTTTGAAGGTGTAGAACTAGAAGTAGGAAAGACAGAAGATGGACATCCTATTGACATTACTGATTATCTAAAATATCATTTTGCATTGAAACATCCACATGTAGCATTATCAGAAGAAGAAATGATTGGGGACTCTCAAAAACGTTTCTATATTCACGACATTGCTAAAAAGGATATGCTACGTAACAATGATATTCAAATCAAAAAAGATGCAGATAAAGCATTTATCAAAGTATCTAATGATGAGAAGCAGATGAGAAGAGTGTTCAGACTATTAGGTAGTATTAATCCTGATACATTGACAAGAGAGCAAGTTGAAAACATGCTTTATGATATGAAGGAAAAATCACCTAAGAAGTTTATCAAAGTATGTGAAGATAAGCACTTAGAATTAAAAGCAGAAATTGAAACAATGGTTACTGCAGGCGTTCTAAGAAAGATAGGTAACCAA